TGTGTCGCTGAGAGTTTACGAATTGGTCGGGCACCCCAACCCGTCAGGTATTTACCTGCTACAAGCTAGGGGCAGCGTGATGGCGCAGGGACGCTTTGGAGGCATTTTGCCCGAAGTGTGTAACCGGTGTCACCGCGCTGAGTTGGAGTTCTTGCGCTATCCACGTAGCGCGGAGGACCACATGAAGCGCACGATGATCGTCGCTCGGACTTGCGACCGGTGCAACAACACCATATTCAAGTTCCCGAACGAGATAGACGTGCAGGTGTGTCTTCCAACATCATTGATTGCTGATGCCACGAGCTTCGCGCAGAAGCACCAGGCAAGCCTTGCCTGGGGCATCAAGCCGTCGTGTGCGGATCTCCAACTTGCGAATCTTGAGTGCGCAGCCAAGGACGGCTTTAGGCGACGCGCGTACCTGACTGTAGGGCACGCTGCGGTTGTTGATGAGCTATCGTTCCGTGGCTACTCGTTTGGGCGCTTGTGTGCGGCCCGGGTGTTGCCGACATTTTGCGGCTTGTGCAAGCCACCCACCGCGTGGGGAGTGTTTGACGACTACCCGGACAAATCGCGCGGACCGCGCGTGTTCAACATAGGCGATGATGGCGACGAGAGTGATTCAGATTCGGAAAGCGAGGGCGGGGACGGGGATGCAACCCCGCCCAAGCAGGACGGGGCGAGCGCGCCCCCGTCAACGGGCGGCGGGGCTGACTTCATTGGAAGCGTACGCCCTGCCGAACCCACGGCGGCCGAAGCATTAGCCGAGGCCACCGCCGCTACGGCCGTGGAAGAGCAGCAACGCGCCTACGTGGAAGGGGCCGTGCTGCACAGCACTACCACGGCAACGCAGGAGGATCGTCCAGAGTTAGCCGAGCCGCCAGGGGTGGAGGGCGGCGCAGCAAGCGGCAGCAGAACGGCCACGGCGCGGTTCCCGCTGCTCACTGCAAAGGCAAACTACCTGCACAGCAATAACCCCCAGAACCTGCAACAAGCGCATGAGTTGCGCAACATCGGCATCGGCAAACACAATCCACTATGTTCCGAGGCCAAAACCCGAGACCTGCTGGTTGAGAAGTTGAAGGAGAAGGTTTACACTCCCGCCAACGTGAAGCGAGCCATGGCTGGCTTTGAGAGCATCCGCAGGTCAGCACTCCCGAAGAAGATGACGCACGAGGCAGCGCTCCAAGCCGAGCTGGAGGCAATGAACGCAGCGCTGTCATCGGAGGGGGGCGGGTTTGACACCGTTGTAAAAGCATTCGTAAAGAGTGAGGTGTCGGCCAAGGACAAGCCAAGAGCAATTGCCAACCATGGCGAAACGCGCCTGTATGCGCTGGCACGCGTGGCGTATGCGTTTGAGCACGTCACGTTTGATTTGTTCCGGGATTGCTCGATAAAGTCACGCGGGAAGAGCGAGGCTATTCAGGGCATCTATCAGAACATGTCAGGCATGCGCAAGGGCGCGCGCTGGGTGGAGAACGATCTGAGCGCGTTCGAGTTTGGTATCTCGGAGCCGCTGAAGCAGATCGAGCAGGAGATATTCCGACACCTGGCGAAGCTGATTGGGGTGGCGGACAGCGGCAACCTGCTTTTCGAGCGGGTTGTGGAGGACCGCGACAAGTGCGCGACGTGGCGCATGACGTACAAGGACAAGACAGGTGAGAAGAAAACAATAAAGATCAAGCTGCCGCAGACGATGAGGGAGAGCGGTGACAGGGTCACATCATCAGGCAATTTCTTCCAAAATTTGGTGGCTTGGTTTTCTTATCTTGTCGATTCCGAGTACGTTGAGGACGCGTTGGACTCACTGCTGCGGTTCAAGGGCGCCAGGATGTTCTACGTGTCGCCACGCGACCTAAGCATGATCGATGTTAAGGGTCGCGAAGTGCGGAAGAGGTTTCTCGCCTGTTTCGCATTTGAGGGTGACGACACGGCCGCCCGATTCGAGGAGAAGATTTGGGCGGAAGGGGACGGCGCTTGCCCCGTAGGGGCGTTTTTCGAACGCTGGGGCTGGAAGGCAAAGTTGGTTTGGAAGCCGTTGAAGGGCGATGCTTATATGCGTTTCGTGGGCTACGAGGCGCTTTTGTCGGACAGCGAGGTGGTGTACGATGGCGGCATGATGGTCATGACGCCTGAGACGGCGCGGTTCTTGCAGACGAAGTCTTGGACCACGTCCGATGTGACGCCAGCCGAGCTAAAGACATGCATCCGCATCTTTGCCGCCACTTTGGCGGAAGGCTTCAAGCGCGTGGAGCCAATGCACGCGTTTTTGCAAGCGATGTACGATGACAATGCAGGGGGCGAAGATGTAAGCGCCGAGAAGGTACGTGAGTACGTACTGACGGTATCGGGTGAGTTGCCCGGCGCAGGCACGAAGGTGAGCCGCGCCGTACCGATGCCGGGGTTTGAGGGCGGGGATCCCGCGAAGTGGAAGCGCCTGCTGCGCGTGAGCGCGGGCGAGTTCTCGGACCGGGAGTGGGCGGAAATGTGCCACATTGGCACCGTGCGGCAGCACGGCGCTAATTTGGCAAGCTGCGTGCCGGCCGCGTGGCTGGCGTAGCCTAATACACATGTTTCACCCCGGCGATGCCGGGTTTTAATAAGCGTATCATGCATCAACGTCCCACCTTCGGGTGTTAATTACCCGCGCACTATGACACAGGGTCGCGGGGTCGTGCACTAGTCGGCTGGTCTGGGCGGGCCGGTCGTCGATGACGGAGTGCTGCCGGTGCACGATAAGTTGGTCCAGGTGCGATTACCCATGCGCCTGGTAGGGGACGCGGGGGGGGCAAGCGAGGAGCCCCCCTTGGCCGGGACTGGTCCCTAATTCCACCCTTATGCCTGAGTAGCCGGGGCTAGTCCGGTGAACAGCCTGGGGTCGCTGGGGAGCGACGACGGTGAGGGCGCCACTGCTACCCGCCTGCAGCGGTTTCTGTTTTGGAGCAGCAGAGTAAAGCGGTGGATCGCGCGTGTGAGGGTCCCGAAGCGGAGCCAGCCTGCGAGCACAGGGCGAGCCTTACCTGTGTATATGTGGG